ATTCCAAGCAGAAACAACATGCCGTCTACTAGAGGGTCGTTCTTTTATCCCTTTTATGAGATTAGCAATCTGATCGGCATTGCCATCATAATCACCCAACCAACTTCGCCATTGTTGACCGTAGATAGGACCCAGATCACCATCTTCACCAACCCATTCCTCCCAAATAGTCGGACGATCATTACCGTTCAAAGTTCTCAGGTCTTCATTATCAGTAGAACCCGACAGCATCCAAAGCAATTCAGCGGCAACCAAGTTAAACGGAGTGAATTTTCCTGGTAATAACGGAAAGCCTTTGTTTAGGTTAAAACGCAATTGTTTGCCAAATAGCGACAATGTACCGGTGCCTGTTCTATCATCAGAAAGTGAGCCAGTACATAGAATTTCATCCAACAAATCGTAGTAGGGATACATCGGTACTGTATCCTCCATCTGAGTTTCAAATTCTGTCTTTTTCGCCACTTAAATTTCTCCTTTTGCCATTTTTTTAGCTAAATCCAATATCAACTCAAGCTCTTCCATCTCAACGGTGATGCCGTCACCATCGTTAGTGATGTTAAAAAATATACCACCACCCTCATCTTTCATTGAAAGGTGTAAAGCACCCTCGCCGAAGACTGGGTGTTCATCTGAACGGTGAATAGATACAACAATAGGGGTAGCTTTAAAAGTCACTATCATTCTCCTACCTTATCTTTGCGCTCCACCGCATCAGTATTAGAGTAAGAGCCAGCCGGATAACGAGCAGTCAACTTCTTAATGTTGACATGAAGAACCTCATCACGGTCAATACCCAAACCTTGACGCAAGGCTGCCAAGTAAAACTCAATGTCACCCAGTTCTTCAATGACATGAACCCGATCTAGTGGTTTTTTGTACATGACATGCTTTTTAATCGCATCAAGTAACTCACCTGTTTCTCCCGACACACCCATGATTGCGTGAATCAAATAGGCATCATCTGCCGTCATATTGTCAGCAATTTCCTGACCATCTTTAAACAGAGCTGTTACCATCGCTTCATGTTGTTCTTTCATCTCAAAATCTCTCGCATCTTAGGGTTAAATATAATCGGTTAAATTCTTCCATCTTTCTATCTAAGATGGACTTTAGGTTCTTCTTAATAAGTGAGGTGTCGGAAAGGGTGCAGTCATAAAACCGCTTATATTCCTTCTCACAAAACTCAAACATTTGAAAGAAATAATCTGTACCTTGAGGTGTTATCATCATTAATCCTAATCAAAATTTACTGCAAAAGCTAAGTGACTGCCCAATCAACAGTCACCGATTACTTACTATTTACTTTACAGGGCAAACGCCGCCACTACATTCTGCATCATTCAACTCTTCAAACGAATTTGAGGCATCGATATCAATAGGTGTTAATAGTGAAATATAATTATCGTAAACTTCCTTAGTGACAACTTCTTGTGGCAGATAAAGATAACCTAAATCTGCCGCTGTCATTGTTGGATCAGTTCTATAGATAAACGACACACCTACATATAAATCCCAATTAATCATCAACCAATCAAGAATGTCATCAATTTCAGAGGTGTCATAGCTGATCGTTACAGAAGTGTTTTGTTGCGTCCAGTTATTCTGTAAAAGTTTATACTTATCCAACTGATGAATAGCGGTTTCAATATTAACACCGACACCATTAACCGTTGTAAACTCAACATCATTCCAAGCAACAGGAAAAGTAACTAACATGCTTTCTTTATCAGCAGGGTTAGCGATAACCTTATAACCTGCTTGCTTCATCTTCTTAACAATAGGGTCATACTTGCTGAAATTAACATTGTTAAAGATATAGCGACCTAAAGGTTTGTGTACACCCTCAGTCGTATCCATGATCTTGCTCAATGTACCGCTAGGTTTGACCGTAGTGACGTTTTTAGGGTGCGCTGTACCTAAGTCATCAGCCATTGCAAATGCGGCACTGGTAGCGACTCTCTGTAGCTCTTGATAGTCATAAGCACCCAAGTCATTACGTCTTGCAATACCAGTAAGACCGACACCACACAAACGCAAGAACTCATTGTTAAGGTGCCAAGCTTCTTGTAGTACACCGTCTTCAAGATTGACACAGGTTTGACGGTAGTTAGCTCTAGCCGCCAACGCAATTGCTGAACGCAAACCCGCTGAGTCACCATGAAACTTACCAATATCTACTTCGGTTAGATTACAAAAACTCTTATTTCCTAATAAAATTTCCGCGCATGGATTGCAACCTTTAAACCAGGGTGCGCGTTTCAAAGCTGACTCACCATTAATAAATCCTGGCTCAGATCCACCCGACTCAACCATCAGATCAAAGATTTCTTTTAAACGATCACGACTAGGTTTTGAATAGAAGACCAGTGAGTTGTTAGATTGGCAACGGTGAAAGTTATCATGCAACCAGAACTCTTTCTTAGCAACAGCAAACTCTTTCCACTCTGGGTCATCTGCACTCAGTAAGGCTATCTCAGCAGACCGTCTTGAAGATAAAACAGTGCCTAAATGATTTAATATGTCCAGAATATCAACAGCCGTTAGCAATGAACCTGCGCGTCTGTTTAATAAGTTAGCGATAGAGACATAAGCACTTGATATGGCAGCATCACCGGAACTAATCCAACCGTAGCCTTTTAAACGCTCGCCAGAAGGACGTATATTTGAGAAATCGAGTATAAGTTTATTGGCGGCAAACTTACCAGCAAGCAACTTACCGATGCTCCTTGCCCAGCTTTCTGCGCTATCTCCAACTGCGATGGTCCAGATTTTTGTGGCTGGGTCCCAACTTTCTTTGTTGTCTTCATTTCCACCCTTCTTTGTTCTAGTTGACCTCACAACTTCAATAGTTTCAATCGGCTTTAAAAAGCCATTAAGAGTCCCTCTAATCGGTGTAAAACCTACACCGCAACCTTGTAGCAACAACCACAAGCAATCAACTACGTCATAGACTGTCTCAACCTGAGTAAAAGAACAGTTAAACATAGAGGACTCACGACTTTTAGCAACATCAGTTCCGCCCAACCATAAAGTTCTTCCACTGACTGAAACTTTACGCTCTAGCATTAACTTCTCAAAAGAGGTCAACTCTTCCGTTTCTTTCTTATTTAACTTTCTACCAACAGCGCGTTCCCATAGCCATAACTGATGCTCAATAACTCTTGAGACGGTAGCTTCCCATGATTCAAACACTTCGCCTGTTTCATCTAGTGGACGATTATAGGTGCGACGAGTAATAACAGACGCCCTTGTTGATGGTAATTTGGCTTTCATTGCATTCATATTCTTATTATTGGGTTAGGAAATCGGGTAGCTAGTATAATACAGTAAGCGGTTACTTACTATTTAAAACTACGCCACTTTACTCATTGATTTGTAGATAGCTATTACACTTTTAAACTGTTCAGTCTTCATGGCAGCGTAGACACTGGCTAGGGCATCCGAAGAGTGTTCATTGTCTTTCGTTAGCACCATCTCACCCTTTCTTTTAATAGTTCTCCAGTTGGCATCAGGGTGTAAATTAGTTGCCCAATCGATCATCTCCTGCTTTGAAGCGGTCTTTGTACCATGACCTGCTAACTTAACTTCAGCAGGAGTTACTTCTATCATTGGCAATGGACAGCTTGACAGTACACCAATACAAATTCCGTATGATGCCATCGCTCTTGCCGATTGAGATCCAAAGGGCATCTCAACCGTTACTAGAGCAAACCCTTCACAAGCTTTGATTAGATTTTCTTGCAACCATCTTGCTCTTCTAAGATCATCACTATTCTTTCGCACCACCCTCTTAGAACTCGCATCAGCTTCGGCTGGTTGAATTACATAAACCTTTTCTACCGTTAGTGCTAACGTATCTAGGTTGATATTGACCTCTGCTATGCCGAAGTTATTAAGAGAAGCGTCTATCCCTAAAACTCGTACTGTTCTCACATTTATTTCCCTCTTATTTATCTATTTCGGTGACTTATTATAAGTCATTTGTTACTTAACTTGCTAGGCAATACACGACTTTACCACGAGCCGAATAGCGAATTACTATTCCTTGATTTAATGAACGCCTCTTTCTTTTCAGCCTTTGCTAGTGCGTTTTGCTCCGCTCTAGTCAACTGAACACCGACCACATCATCAGCATACTTATCAAACTTAGCACCTTCACCAGACACGTTATATTTATAACCATCGATTATCTTACTTAAAGGTTCATCAAAATTTAACGCCATCATAATAGTATCTTTAAAACCGTCAACACTTATTTCCGCTGTGGTTAGGCTACTCTCGCAAGTGAATGTCTCACCTTCTTTAGTAGTGGTTGAAAAGACAATGATTAAATTATTCTTAGCACCTAACCTACAACCTTTCAGTTGCATCGAAGCATAGGGTAAGATCGTTGTCTTGCGCCACCCCAGTTCAGTCTTCACAGACACAGAAACTATATTGCTAGGCACAAACATCAGATCACTTCTAACATCCTCATCAACAATAAAATTAATGTCGGAAACTGTGGTGTTAATGAAACGTCTATACTCCTCACCCTCTACTTCACTCATAGACCAATGCCCCTTCTATACGGCTAAAGCCATTCTCTTTGATGATGACAGCCTGTTCACGACACCAATCAGAGATTTCGTTGTGGCTTATAATTAACACCGTACCTTTCTCTCTTGCTTTCTCTTCTAATAACATCATCAACCGCTCTAAACCTGCCATATCTAAAGCGTCATCAAGCTCATCTCCAATAAATAGTGAGAGTGGTTTGCTTGCTCGACTCGCAACAAGGTCTTGTAGTGCTAATGAGGTTGCTATTCTAACTTTACGCTTCTCACCGCCCGACAAACCACCGAAGTTGTTAGCACCTTTATCATTACTCACCTCGATAATAAACTTCTCTCTTAACTCACCTGTCTTGGTCTTTGATAGCGTGTTCCAGACTGCACTGATGTTGCCGTCAGAAAGGGTTGCTAAGTAATGTGAGGTGCGCTCATTCAAATAAGGCGTAACGGTATCGATAACGTGCGCTCTTACTCCGGCAGGGCTAAAGATTTTCACCGCATCGCCAGCTAAGTCTCTTGCGATGACAGCGTTATCTCTAATCTCAACTAGGGTATCTCGTTTTATCTTAAGAACCTTATAGCGAGTCTTGCCAGTCTCAATCATGTCAAGATAAGGACTGCTGGACATTTGCTTTTGAACAACCTGAGCATCAATAAAGGTTACATATTCGTCAATGTCGATCAACTCTTTAGTGTAGTTATCAAACCTAGTCAATTCGCTTCTAATTTGAGCCGTAGCGACTTTATTTTCATTAACCGCTTGAACGGTATCAATGAACAGATTCAACGCTTCAAGAGCTTCTGAGTGTGTTACACGATCTACACCCAATACCGCTTTAGAAGTCAATGCCGTGTGCTTACTTTTGTTGAGCTTTAGCTTGGCTATCTCAGACGCAGATTCTAAATCTTCCTCGCAATAAGACTTACCGCACTCACCGCAAGGTTTACCGATGCGATCTTCTATGGACTCTAACTCTGCTAGATTGGTTTTAACTAAACCAACATCAGCCTTGAATACACTATCCGTTCTTCTTAATTGGTTAGCACAGTCTCGCTCTCTATCTTCTGCCAACTTTCTCTCTTTGAGATAGTCAACCAGTTTTTCATCGAGGATTTTAATCTCACTTAGCAAACCCACTTCATCAACTAAAGGCTTATTAGCAAGAAGTGTTGTTCTTCGCACTAGCAGGTCAAATTGATTCTCACGGAGCTTTTGGATTTCATCTGTGATATCTTTTGCAAAACCCTTCTGTCGATTAACCAAATCCACTAAGCCGTCCTTTAAATCAACCATCGATTTCTCAATGACCTCTAAATCTTTAACAGCGGTGGTTAGAGAAGTGTCACGGAGTTTAAAATCCTCACGCGCGATCACATGTGCTTCACCTAATCGGTTAATGCCTGCCGCCTCTTCGACAATCTCTTTGAGGTTCTTATCGGTCATACCTGGAAGATTGGGTATTGAGTCTTGACCTGCATAGATAGCAGACTTAAAAACCTCAACCGAACAACCGATAATGCGGTTAACTAACTCCTGTGTAAGCTTGTCAGTGCCTTTTGTTAATACACTACTGGTTAGTACATTCTCTACTTGCAAACTGTTCTTATGCTTCTTGTCCTTGCGATATCGAGCTATCGAATAGATAGACCCTTCATCTTCAATCAGAACCTCAACGCAACAATCCTTGTTAATGATGTTGTTAACGATTGCATCACCAGTTTCGCCTCTTGCAGTAACTCCATACAGTGACCAACAGATCGCATCACCAATTGTAGATTTTCCTGCGCCATTACTAATAGCTGAACTATCATCTCGATTATCTCCTGTTATTAAAATCATCCCCTTGTTATCAAGGTTCAATCTCACTTCGTCACCGATAGTAAGGAAGTTCTTTATAGATACATCAGTAATCTTCACTCTGTAACCTCTGCTCTTGCTAAAATATCACTACACAGCGTGTTGAGGGTTTGACTGCCGCCAAATGCTTTTGCTATGTAATCTGCAACCGACTCTTCTAGGGATACCGACTTAGCTTCTATCTCTACATCGCGCTCCTCTACCGATGTTTCTTTGACTGCTTGTATCACAACACCTAATGCACCGCGTTCAGTCATCGCCTCACGCACATCATTAATCTCAAGCGGTGTTGCCTTACCTATCCGTACACGCACATAGTTACGATCACACACCAACAGTTCTTCTTCACTCATGTCGCCAAAGATATCGACAAAGCTTGGAGCATGAGAAGCAAAGCGTTTGACTCTATCGGGATAAACCAGTAAAAATCCGGCTTTTTTATCGACGTCTGACCATGTTTGATGCGTAGTTGCACCGATTGAATAGACACCATTACCGAAATCTTTATGATCGTGATAGTGACCTGAGAAGACTCTATTGAACTTTAACGAAGCAAGGTAAGTATCGGTCAAACCATGATCGGGAAGACCGTTGATAACGCCATCAACAGGAGCATGAATAATGACATCAAGCCCTTCAGCACCAAATATGTCATTTGAATAGCGTTCTAATTCTGCTTTTAGCTCCTCTATTGAACTGTGCCACGGGATAAGAACAACATCACCCTTTCCGTAGTCAGCTCTATTAATGATGCGTGACTCATTTGCCATCACTACACCTGCCGACACTAATGAACTCGCGGCATTGGTGAGCCATGTTGAATCTTTTGAACTGAGGTCATGATTACCAGGAATGGCATAGACTTTTATATCTTTGGTTATGTTTTCAAACAACCGAACAACAGGGTTGATAACTTCGGGTGACACAGAGCCTCGCGTGTGAAAGATATCACCCGCCAAGAACATCTCGTCACCGCCCGCCAGAATTAACTCATCCTTAGCTCTACAAACCTCGTCAATGATGATCTGTAGCCGTGAGTTAATTCCCTCTTCGTTAATCGTCGAAAACGAATTCCAATTATGAAAGTGATTATCGGATAAAAGAGCATAAGGTTTACTCATGCTACTTTTCCCTTCAAGTACGTCCATATTTCTACTCTTGAAACCCACACCTTCTCAACACATAAGAACAAAATATAAGTGGGTAGTATAAAAACCACTACGATTATCCTCATTATCATTAATAATAAATCAGCAACTAAATTACCAATAACTTCACCGATCATACGTTAATCTCCACACGACAGACTTGAGCAGGCAGTCTCAAATAATAACGAGTGCCTACTTCAACTCTAACTTTTTCATTGTTAGTGAAACTCAATACTTTGCCAATTCTTATTGCAGTCTCACCGTTAAAAGCGATAGCTACTTTATCTCCTTGCTGAATTTCTCTTCCTAAAACATCATTCATTTGAAGCCTTTAGTAGAAAATATGTTTGCCAATTATCTTAGCTGCCACATTTGTTTTGTATCGTCGCCCCATACCTTTTTCATTAAAGTATGTCGCCCCTTTTGTAACATCTCTTGCTTTCTTAGCTATCACCATACGAGCTATATCTATCGCTCTATACCATGATGTCTCGTCAGTCTTCTTTGCCAACATAGCGATCTTTACATATCGCTTCTGTGGGTTTCTGAATTGTTGTGTCCATGAAAATTGTTTTTGTTCAAAAACTGTACCGCAAACCCCGCTAAGGTTGCCGCTTTCGTTGTTTGATCTATTCAGCGTGACATGAGCCACCGCGTATTGTCCTTTGATAGACTCGCCACGAGATTCATAAAACACATTAAGAGCCAAACAGATTGCCGCCGTTGATAGCATTATTCCATCCTATAAAGTTAAACTTACGCATCGGCTATTAAGTAACCGATGACTTATTATAGCAAATTACAACAGGCTTTAATAAGGCTTATATCTTTACTTTGTGAATCACCTTGAAGTATTGCAGGGGGAGAAATCGTCTACTAAGGGTGGTGCGGTCTTTACAGACGAAGGAGCGATCATAACAAAACTTCAATCTATCCATCGATGTGAGGTAACGAGTGCCGGTATTAGGATCATGAATACCGATGAAGCTAACGCCTTTAATTCGCGCTAACTCCACTGTCTTTTTATCAAATCCCCAAGCCGCTGTGCCTTTACGCATCGCTTCTGAGATACTAGGCTCACCGTTTCTAAATATATCTTTGTGTGGCTTCCTAGCCATGTAGATCACCATACCTGTATCGGTATCTGTTATCCACCATCCATAAAACTTTCTACCTTCTTTATATATCTCTTTGATAAACATCACAACCTCTTTAAGCTGATGACCGATACGATACTTTGGTCGTTAATGATTCTGGGTCCATAGATACGACTCAGAACCGACATTAATTTACTGGCTTGATCGGCTGTATGACTTAACATTAAGTGGTTTTTATGAGCATGTTTCCCCAACATGTATAGAATATCGCCTTTATCTACACTTGTTACTTGTGCTTTACCAAACAATGCGTCTTGCTTAACGTCTAACAAACCGATGATGACTCCTTCATGTAAGCGTGAAAACCAAGCTCCACCTGGTCTAATGGTATTAAACTCCGCTTCAAAGCCTAGTAGCGGTGCTTGAAAACTAATAATAGGTTGGTGCATAACACAGTGAGTAACCTCTTGAGCAACGCCCACCTTACTTAAATTGTCGATTGAATGCTTGTCAACCCAACAGCGTTCAAACTTTTCAAAAGCTTGGTTGCAAGCGCAGTGGTCGCATAAACTTGGTGCGGTGACGGCTTTAATACCGCGTAAGGTAAATGCTAATTCATTACCGACTGAAACAGCTTTAAGTGATCTGGGTGATTTTTGCATAGTAACTCCTCATAAGTTGAATTAAGTATATAAGAACTTATCTACTTATGAGGGGTTAATCGTAGGCAATTTAGTCGATATCAGTAGGCAATAACGCCATCAATTTATCAACCGTGCCATCTGTTTCAATTTTAGTTGCTAACTGAGCGCGATAATAACTCTTACCCTCCCACACAATGCGCGTTCCAGCTTGCTCAATCATGTTACTCTCAACTAAATAATCTAACAGCGAACCTACTACATCAAAATGACCCGAACCGTCTGGGTTAAACATGTATCGCCACTTCGCTTTTCTGAATGGAGCAGACACTTTGTTCTTGATACAGTTGGCGGTGATCTCTTGACCCAATACTACATCACCCGATGTTTTATCCTTAATCTCTTTGCGGTTGAGCTTAATACGCACAGACGCATAAAACTTAGGAGCTTCTCCACCAGGTGTAGTAGTTGGATCGCCGTACATGACTCCAGGTTTTTGTCGTGTTTGGTTTAGCACGATACATAGCATGTTATATTTTTGGACATACTGTGTCAGTACAGGAAATACTGATGAAGTCGCTTTAGCCAACGCTAAGCTGTCATTCATACCCTGTTCGTCAACCGCTTTAGCCATCTTAGACTTCGGTACCATTGACGCAAGCGAGTCAAACACTAGAACAATAGGTGCATCGGGTGAGATCAATTTAGCCGCCCTAATTTCTCCGACCATTTTGATTGTCTCAGTCACCGACTGCTCAAAGGTTTCCGGTGTCTTGAAAATCCACGGATCTCCTTCTTCCGTTAGCAAACCAATTTGATTAGCAATCTTAGAGTCAAACGACCGTTCGTGGTCATTGAAGATTGCAATGCCACCCATCTGCTGTGCTTGTATCATTGCTTTGGTAGCAATCATCGTTTTACCAGCCGATTCCGGTCCAAACATCTCAACGATACGACCGACAGGAAAACCACCGTTATAGCGTCCTGAGATAGCTTTGTTTAGAGGCGGGAAGCCGGTGTCTAACCAAATCTTTACATTCTGAATAGCATCGTTCTCACCCGCTACCTTTGTTAACGCATTTCCTAACTTAACTACTGCTGACATGACAATTCCTTAGTTTTAAACGGTGACAACCATTCATCTAATTTGCGAATGATTGATTGAAAGGCGAACTCATGACAGAACTCAACGAAGTCTGCCTCTCTGAGTGAGTTTCTAATGACCTTTACATTGGTTTGTTTTTCTTTATCGAGAAGACTCATTAGCTTATGGTTTCTATCGTAGATATCTCTACCCTCACTCCCTTCAGCAATGAACTCCAACAACTTCTTTTTGTAACGTCTAAGCTCTTCTGTCGGTGGCTTCCAGCCAATACCTAAATCTTCAAACTCTTCAAACAAGAAGTGAACATAACCATAATGATTAAGCAGAAGATTGGCGGCTTTCTCACCAATACCCGACACACCTTTGATGTTGTCAGATGAATCACCCACCAAGCACTTCTCCGCTACGAACTGGCGAGGGTCTTTGTATCCGGTGTACTCTTGAAAGGTCTTTTGAGTGACAGTTTGATTATCGACAGGGTTGAACCACGTTACGTTGTCATCAACAAGCTGTAACCAATCATGGTCACGACTAACTAAGATGACCTTCTTACCCTTCTTTGAATAACTCTTCGCTAAGTAACCCGCCAAATCATCAGCTTCATCGTGCTGAGGAATGACTTGTCTAACCCCTAACAGATCGAGTGCTTCAACAATGTGAGGTCGTTGCTTATAATAAGAGTCACGCATTTTCTGCTGTTGAATCTCATAAGGTTTGGGGATTTTATTGGGGTCTAGCTTGCGCTTACCCTTATACTCTGGGTACAAGTCATAACGCCACTGTGCGCGCCCGTCCCATAAACAAATAGGTGTGTGATTCACATACTTAAGCATGAGGTCACGAATAGCGTTGATTGTTCCGTAAATAGCTTGTGTTTCTAAGTCACCTACAGAGAGTCGGGCGGCGGCATTACTCGCATGACCGACTGAGTTTCCATCTATTAAGATTACCGCTGACATAACTTTCCCCTAATAAGTAAAGTAAGGGGTGACTTACCTTAGTAAGCCACCTCTACAAAGCTAACTAACTAAGATCAAAGTCATCCATACCAGCTAGGAGATCATCAATTTCTTGATCTTCAACTGGCACTGCTTTAGCTTTTACTGCTTTAGGTTGTGCTATCTCTTCAAACTCTGCATCTAGCACATCATCTTCAAAAGGTTCATCATCATCCTCATCAAAGCTATCAACGGTTAACGCTTTAGGAGCGGGAAGACCACCGCCAACCACTATGCTGTCAATAAACGACAACCCAGTTAACTCTCTTGATGGTGTGATTTGCGCTTTTACCCACTGATCGATATCTATCAGGTCTTTCAACACAGCGTTATTGGCAACAGTGCTTTTAGGGGCAACTGATATTGCATACTTAGTAGTGGTCATGGTTGTACCAGTACGAGTAATATAAATATCAAAACCATCATTCATATCACAGATATCAAAACCATCATCTGCATACTGATCGATTAAGTCCATCAACTGAGTGCGTGTTGTTGGTGTCAATTGAAGCAATAACACTTTTCCAGGCGCCTTGCCGTCAATCTGTAGCGCATTCATAAGAAAGCTTACGCCTACCGCTTTAGCTTCAGTCAGAACCGCAAGACCTTTATCGTCAGTAATGTGACGAATACCTTCGCTAATAGCATCACAGATAGGACATTGTTGTCCGTAAGTCTTTTCGAGACAGGCGTGAACGGCAACAACCTTACCAGCTTCATCTTTAATCCAATGATTAGAGAATGTGTGATCGATAGTTGGGTCAGTAGCTCCTCTCCAAGACGGTAGAATTCTCCATCTTGAGCGTCCGTCTTGAGGTTTTTCAGGTTTGATACGATCAGCGAATGGTTGCGATTGAGCTTTCGCTTTCGCTTTCGCTTTACGAGCCATATCTTGACGCATTTGTAACATTGTTAATTCTGCCATTTTATTTGTTCCTGATTTAATTGGTTTTTAGGTTATGGCTATTTTGTCTATCTGTTTAGCCGTTGTTACAGTAAGTCATCGCTGACTTACCTATACTGGTACTACTATCTACTTACTACTTTTCTAACTCGGTCGCGCTGATTTACATCATCCACTTCCTTTGATTTGATAAACATCTCACCTTTGCGTTCTTCGCGAGCCGTTGCACCTAACTGAATTAGCATATCTCTACGTTGACGATATGCTTCGGTAGGCACTTTACTCATCTCCAGAACCCCTTTTGCTTCTATGTAATTCTTTCTCGCCAACAAATAGTTCTTGTCGGTTAGCACAGCGTTTGTCACCATCGCTTCGGTCACTTTGCCGGTGGCTTTTAGTAATGCTTCTCGGTGAACGGTGTTGAGTTTTGCCTCAACAGCATCAAGTGTCATCTTAAAGTTATCCATTTGCTCACTCGCCTTAGCCGACATCATTCCATAGTGAGCGAACATAGATGCTTGCGTGATAAAGGCGTTATCAAGATCAACAATGTTAATCGCAATGTCTTCCTTAAATGCTTCAGGGTTGACATACATCTTTACCTTTTTCGGCGTAGGTTTGGTGCGAGCATCTTGATCTTGAACTTCAAGCGCAGATGATTCCTGTAACTCGTCTTCTGTAAACATTTTTTAATCCTCTATGTGTTATCGTGAAAGTCTATTATCTCGCACTTATGCAGGAAAAGAAAGTAACCACTTACTTATTTTATAGGTAGTTTCAGTTATTAATTAGATCAGCAACCACTTGAAATATCTCAGTCATTTCGTCCTGTCTACTAACGTCAAACCATAGCAACGCTGGGTTCATACCGACAACAAAGTTAGCATCATACTCCTTAGAGTAAACAACCTTACATCTCACTTCATTTGGCTTCTTCTCAGCGGGTAAAAACCTCTTAATAGTATCGCTACCCATCAAGACAATGACCGCAGGTGTTAACAACTTAATCTCATGGTCTAAATACTGACTGCAACCATTGATCTGTTCGTTCGTTAGCTTTCTACCATTCTTAATTGATTTAACCAGAGTCGTGAA